AAAATAAGTGCAAACAATAAACAGGTAATAGAGTATTTAGCAAACTTAAATGAATATGTATATGCAACAACAGCAGATTACATATATAACCAAGTAATAGAGCTATCTAAAAAAAGAAAGCTAATGGAATTATTACAGAAAAGTATTACAGAGCTGATGGAAGCGGAAAACATAGATATATTTATGCAAGATAAAATAAAGCAAATAAATAAAATAGCGGAAATAAATGAAAAGGAACAGACATTTGTGGAGCAGGTAGTGGAAACATCTACAGAGATAGAAAAAAACACATTGCAGAAACCAGATTATACACTATATACAGGAATAACAGATTTAGACAAAATGATTTGTGGATTACATAAACAGGAGCTAACAATAATCGGTGCACGACCTGGCGTAGGAAAGACAACATTAGCATTGCAAATAGCAGAACATATAGCAGAAAGAGGAACAGAAACTGCAATAATAAGTTTAGAAATGTCTGATACACAAGTAATACAAAAATTAATAAGCAGAAGAGCAAGAATAAATAGTTATAAAATGCGTATGGGAACATTAGAAACAAAAGAGCTAGAGCAAATAGGTATAGTAAGTGCAGAAATAGCAGAGCTACCAATCCACCTAATAACAAAAGCAAGAACAATACAGCATATAGAGAATATAGCCCGTAAATTAAAAAATAAGAACAATTTAGGATTGATGATAATTGATTATATACAACTAATAAAAAACAAAGGAAAATTTAATTCTAGGGAGCAAGAAGTAGCAGATATAACAAGAACACTAAAGTTATTAAGTTTAGAGCTAAATATACCAATTATTGGACTATGCCAATTAAATAGAAATGCAGCAAGACAAGAGCCAACGCTGGCTGATTTAAGAGAAAGTGGAGCAATAGAGCAAGATGCAGATAACATATTATTTTTATATCAAGAAGCGGAAAGTACAGAAACAGTAGCAGACATAACATTAAAACTAGCAAAACAGCGTGCAGGAGAAACTGGAAAAATAGACTTGAAATTCAACAAAGCAAATAGTGAATTTAAAGGGGTGATGAGATGGTAGAGATTACTCAAGAAGCATTTGCTAATTTAGAAACACAAAACAAAATAAAAGCTATAAAAGGGATTTTACAGGGAACAGTAGTTTTAAAGGAGAGTGAAAACAAATGAATGAAATAACAAGAGAAACTAGAAGAGAAAGTTTTATAAAAGTAAATATAAACGAGAGAGAGGCACAAGTACTAGAAATCTTAAAAGATGGAATAGAAAGGACAGCTAGAGAGATAGCAGAAGAGATGTATTTAGCAGGTTACACAAATACACCAGATAGAAATAATGCAAGTCCAAGGTTAACTCATTTACTAGAAAAAAGACAAGTAATTATAGTTGGTAAAACAAGAGATAGTGTAACAGGTAAAAGTGTTGCAATATATAGGATAGCAAGTTAATGGATAGACAGAAGTACGAAACAATACCAGATTGTAAATGTGTAACCTGCCTAGGATGCAACCTACTAGAAGATATAAACTTTAGAGGATATTACAGATGTGAAAATTATATAAAAGGAGTGCAAAATGATAATAAAAATACCACTTATGTGCAGAAGCAAGAAAAATTCGCAGAGAATTTTAGTAAATAAAAGAACTGGAAAATTGTTTATAGGACAATCTGAAATATATGCAAATTTTGAACGAGAGTGTGGCAAATTCTTAACAAAATACAAAAACAATATAACTTATCCAGTAAATCTAAAATGCACGTTTTATGTTTCAAATAAACGAAAAAGAGATTTAACAAATTTAGAGAATGCAATAGCAGACATATTGGTTAAATACAAGGTATTAAAAGATGATAATTACAACATTTTACAAAGTTGGGATGGAAGCAGAATAGTCTACGAAAAAGGTAGAGAAGAAACCATAATAGAAATTACGAAAGTTTAAAAGGAGTGTAAACAAATGAAAATATATGGAGTATACGATATTAAAGATAATGAGCAATGTATAAGAATTGGTACATTACCAGAAATAATTAAATTTTTTAGTATAACAGCAAGAGAAACAACAAGAATGCTAAAAAAATGTAGATTAAGAGGAAAATACGAAGTTGTGTACTTATACACAGAATAGGAGAATAAAAAGATGAAAATTGATATTTATAATACAGAAAAAAAATACAACATTATTTATGCGGACCCGCCATGGAGTTACGGAGATGTACATACCTGGCATAAAATGGGTGGGGGAGTAAAAAGACATTATAGTACAATGTCGATAAGAGAAATAAAAGAGATGAGTACTGTTATAAAAAAAATAGCTGCAGATAATTGTATATTATTTATATGGGCAACATTTCCAAATTTGAGAGAAGCACTAGAAATAATCGAAAGCTGGGGATTTATGTATAAAACGCTTGGATTTAGTTGGATTAAAACTAATAAAAAAAATAAGAAACCATGTTTTGGAATAGGTTATTATACTAAATCCAATTGTGAGGTTTGTTTATTAGCAATAAAAGGAAAACCTGGAAATTTAATTAAAAGTAATAAAGTAAGTAGTTGTATTATAGCAGAAAGAAGAGAACACAGCAGAAAACCGGACGAAGTAAGGGAAAAAATAACAGAGCTAGTTGGAGAGGTTCCAAAAATAGAATTATTTGCAAGGCAAACAGCAACGGGTTGGGATTGCTGGGGAAATGAGGTGTAAAAGATGGACAAGATTAAATTAATATTACAATTATTAGCAATAGCATTTAGTGCACTAGCATTTGGTTGGTTTATAGGCACTATAGTAGTTTTAAAAATGAGTTGTGGTGGATAAGAAAGGAGTGATAAATAGTGAAAACAGCCGACGAGATGTTTGAAGAATTAGGATATAAAATTATACAAAATAATAGAAAAACATTAAATTATGAAAAAGAAGGACTATTTATGGATAAGGAGATAGTATTTGAATTATTAGATAAAAATGTAACAGTAGGGTACGGAACAGGAGATTGTTGTGAGGTATCAATGAAAGAACTACAAGCAATAAATAAGAAAGTAGAGGAATTAGGATGGATAAAATGAAAAAAGAAGAAGCGGTAAAGGAACTGGATAATATATTTTTTAAATACAAAATAAAAGATGAAAAAAATATATTAGGATTTAGAAATAATTTTATAGATTATGTTAGAACATTAAATGAAAAAAATTTAAAAGAAGAATATGACAAGTTAGAGTTTTTTCACGATTTCGTAGAACTACAAAAAAAAGTAGGAATTGAAATAGATTTATTAAGTGAATATACGATGATGACTGCTACTCATTCAAAAAATTTAAAACAATGTTTTACACCATTTGAGGCAACTAAAATATTATCTAAAATAGCCATAAATCCAAAAAATAGTAACGCATTTTATGATTGTGCTGCTGGAACAGGGCAAACACTTATAACAGCGTGGTATGAATGGTGTAAAAAACAGAGACATTATGATGATACATTATTTCATTTAGTAGTTGCAGATGATTTGGATATATATAATGTCCATTGTTTAATATTTAATTTTGCTACAAGAGGAATGAATGCACAAGTATATCACAGAGATACTCTAACTCAAGAAGTTTATGAAGTATATATATGTTTACATGATAAATATGGATTTAGCAAAATAAAAAATATTGATGTAAATAGCGAAGAATTTAAGGAAAACTTTAATAGTAAGACTGGATATCTAAAGTAGGTGATAATTTGAAATTTAAAGAATATTCAATAAAATTTTTAGAAATTAAGAAAGAAGAAATAAAACAATCTACATATTGCAATTATGCAAATAATTTAAAACATGTAAATAAATACATTGCTAATCAGGAAATATCAAATATAAACACTAAGACAATAGAAGATATGTGCATAAATATGATAAATGATGGATATGCATACAAAACATTAAGTGATATGAAAATGATAGCAAAAAGTGTACTAAAACAGGCTAGAAAAGAAAATTTAACAGAACAAATAATCGATACAATTAATATACCAAAAAACTTGTTAGAAATTGCTAAAAGTAAAACTAAAGAAGAGGTAAAAATATATGATGAAAATGAAACAAAAAAACTATTAGATAACTTATTAAATGATTGCAATAATGAAGATAAAGAAAAAAAAAAATAGCATTAGGGATTTTGATATTAATGCAGACAGGAATCAGGATTGGTGAATTGTGTGCATTACAATGGAAAGATATATATTTAAATGAAAAATATATAGACATTAATAAAACTATTCAAAGAATTTATGATCCAATCTCAAATAAAAGTAAAGTATTAATTGGAAGTCCTAAAAGTTTTACAAGTAAAAGAAAAGTTCCAATTACAGACATATTATATGAAGAATTAAAAAAATATAATCAAAAGGATGAAGAATATATAATATCTCAAATATTGCAAAATAAACCTAGAGAACCTAGAACATTTAGAAGAGAATATACAAATTATTTAAAACAAATAGATTTGAGATATTTACATCCACATGCATTAAGACATTGTTTCGCATCAAAGCTAATAAACAGTGGTGTAAATGTAAAATATGCAAGTCAAATATTAGGACATAGTAATAGCGGAATTACATTGGATGTTTATACCCATACAACGAATGCTGAACTTGTGGAAGTAGCAAATACAATCAATAAGGATGTAAAACAAAATATTATAGATAAACAAGAAATTAATATTGAACAACCTAATATAGCAGGACTAATAGAAATATTAAAAGGATGCAATAATGTTGTGATAAATATAAACACAGGACCAGTTTATAATAATTTTACTGGAAGAGAGGCATAGAATTGAAGAAAGATAAAATAAAAATTGAATTAAAAGATATACAAAAGTTACAACATTTGTATATAAACATATTTTTAGAAGAAGATGAAGATTATCCTGATCACAGAGTTATAAATAATAAAGAAAGAGCAGTACAAAGAATATTAGATAGAATAACGGATAAAAAATTTAATCAAATTGAAATTTGGAAAGTAATACAAATACAAAGTTGGGATGCAGCAGATAATACATTCAAGCTAACTTGTGACAGATTAAGAAATCTAGGGTATGAGATTATAAATAATAATTAGGAGGTGTTTTAAGTGAAAGAAAATAGTATAGAAGAAGATATAAAAACAATTGAAAATTATTTAAAAAATAGTGCTATAAATGAAACAGACAGCAATTTTTTTAGGAATGGAGGTTGGGAAATCGTAGATTTAGAAATACCTAAAGTAATGCAACACATTTTACTAAATCTAAAAAAAATATTAAAAGAGAATGAAAAACTAAAATGTTATATTGCAATAGCCAATACGTTAGAAGAAAGAATAAAAGAAAATTTTATAGCAAAAAAGAAGTTAGAAGATTTTATAGAAAATGAGCTGCCAGACGATGAAATTTGCAAAAGATGTGAAATATATGATGTAAACGGTGTATATATAAAAAAAGAATTAAAAAAAATATTAGAAAGTGAGGAATAAGTATGAATAAATTCAAAGTAGGACAAAGAGTAAAGATAATTAGAACAGGGAAAATCGGGGAAATAGCAGAATTAGACAACGAAGATTTTGATACGGAGGGCAGGTCTAATAATTGCTATAGAGTTAGATATAAAGGATGGAGATATTCGTATTGGTTTACAGTTCATGATTTAGAGGAAGTAAAAGACATATTAACCGCAAAAGAAAAAGAATATTTAAGCAATATTATAAAACCATTTAGAGACAAAGTTGAAAATATTAAAAAGTATGATTGTGCTATAAGCATAGAAAATATAGTAATTCTAATTAAAAATAGTATTCCAATATATTTACCAAATTTCGAAAAAGACACAATGTATCGAAATATGGAATCATACAAAAATTACACATTAGAAGAATTAGGATTATAAAAATTAATAGATCGTAAAAAAGGGAAATAAGAAAAAATGGAACAGAAAGAAATTAATAATATTAAAGAGCCATATATAAATAGCGAAACAGGAATAGCATTAGGAAACTGGATAAAAGATACAATAGAGAATTGGGTTAAACGAAATCCAGATAAAATATTAGAAAATGCGTTACATGAGTTAATACAACAACAAACAAAATTTTTAAAAAAATTAGGAGGTACATATGGGAAAGAGAAAAGAATTAACAAAGGAAGAAAAAGAAAAAATTGAAATAGCTAAGCAAGAGCTAAAAGATTATAGAGAAAATATTAAGTATATAGAAGAAAAAATGAACGATACAGAAGAATTAAAGACAAAATTAGAAAAAATTACTACTACATTATCTATAACAAAAACAAATACAAGTAATACAGAGACAGATAAATTTGCAGATGGAATAAACAGGCTGGAAGACTTAAAAATAGATTGCAACAAAAAAATGGAAGATTTAATAGTTAAAAAATTTGCAATAGATCAGAAAATAGAAACTTTAAAACAGCCATATAGAAATATATTGTTTTTTAGATACACTAGAGGAAAAACTTGGGAATCAGTAGCAGAAGATTTAGGATATACAAGGCAATACACTTGTGAGTTACACGGAGAAGCACTATATTTATATTCAAAAATTTAAACAACCTACAAAAACCTATAGAATCTTACATAAAAAATGTGATATAAATATAATAGCAAATCTATAAAAGATTGCAGAATAAAAAAATAGGACGTTGAATAGCAATTATCCACATAACAAACAACTCAAAAAAAGAATTAGTTAATAACATAGCTAGTTCTTTTTTATTTATTAATAATATCAACATACTAGGCAATTGATATATAATTTTCCATATATGTTCAAAAAATGTATTTAAATGCAAAATAAGACAATCCTAGTTAAGTCTTAAAAATATAGTAAACAATAATATAACATAGAATCTAACATATCCTATAATTATATTATTGTTTAGTGTTTTTTTAGAAAGGTGTGTAGTGTTATGGAAGAAAAATTAAAAGAGTTTAAAGAAAAGAACTGTAAGAATTGCAATAAGAATATAGACTGTAAAATAATAAAGAATATAGAAGGAGAATTAGTATGTGTGCAAGAAAACTAATCTATAACGATAAATTAATAACAGAGCAGTACACAGCACAAGAAAAAGCAGAGCATAGAGAAAAATTAAATAATATAAAAGAACAGTTACCAAAGCAGTGCAAGGGCTGTTCTTTTTTAGTTATAACAAGTATAAAAAAGCAAAAAGTTTACTGCCCATATTTAATTAAGAACGAATGTTTGCGAGGTGGAAATTAGAAAGGAGAGATATAAATGTTAGTAAAAGCAACAAATAAATATAAAGAATTAAATATAGCTGATAAAGAATTAAACAAAATTCCAGAAGAAGGAGAAGAATTTGAAGTAACAGAAGAAAGATATAAAGTATTAACAAAAACAAATCAATACAAAGTAGTTTTTGTAGAAAAAGTAGAAGCGGAAAAAAATCAAACAATATCACAAAAAGGAAAGAAGAACAATGTTAGTTAAGTTATGTGCAAGATGTCAATGTGTAGTACAAGCACCAGCCACTTATTGTAATAAGTGTAGAGATATAATGCAAAAACAAATAGAATCAAGAAAGCAATACAGTAATACACGCTATAATAAACAAAGAGATAAAAAGTATATACAGTTTTATAATAGCAAGGCTTGGAGAACATTAAGTAAAGAATATATAAAAAAAAATTATCTGTGTGAAGAGTGTCAGAAAGAAGCAAAGTTAAATAAAGAATACAATATAGAACTAGCAGAAGAAGTCCATCATAAAGAGCCAATACAAAAAGAGACTGGCTGGCTAAGAAGACTGGAATGGAGTAATCTCATAGCACTATGTCATAAGCATCACGACATGGCACACAATAGATTTAGAAAGAGAAGATAAATAATGAAAGAAGATATAGGAATAAAAATACATTTAGAAGCGGAAAGCAAATAAAACATTTAGAACATGAATATAGAATAGAAACTATAGATGGACTATTATGTTTTACTGTAAATGAAGTAGTTGAAAAGAGGTAGAGAAGATGAGGAAAGATAGTTATATAGAAACAAAGAGAAGATTAAGTAGATGCTTTGATATTAAAAATATGAGTGATAAAGAAATAATTGAAGTATTAGATAATGAAATTAAACAATATAGAGAAAGAATAGAGCAATTACAAGAACAGGTAAAGGAATTATATAATAGAGAAATAAAGAGTGAAACTATAACATTAGATACTACAGAAGAAGAAAAAAGAAAAAAGATAATTGATGCAGAATGCTCTACATTTAGATGTGCAATGGATTATGGAATGGAAGAGCATACAGTTATTAGATGGTACGAGGATGGAGTATTAATAAAAGAAGAAATACGATGCAAATAAAATGGGAGGGGTGGTCAAAAAAGTATTTAAGTAATACTAGAACAACGGCGCCCTAGGTACAGTGTAGAAAAAACTCCCTAAATTCAAAAATAAGGCACAAAAAGAAAGAAGGTGATAACAAGTATGGCAGGAAGACCAAAAGAGCCTATAGATTTAATTATAGCAAAAGGAAAAAAACATTTAACCAAGGAAGAAATAGCAGAAAGGAAAAGTAAAGAGCTTAAAATTAATCATACTGATGTAAATCCACCTGAATATTTATCTGAAAAGGAAAAGAAAGAATTTAATAATATAGCTAATATATTATTAGAAATTGGGATAATGACAGAGCTGGATGAAGAATGTTTAGCGCATTATTTAATTGCTAATACAAATTATATAAATTACACAAAAGAATTAAGAACATTAGAGAAAAAGTTAACAAAGTCTAAAGATGAAGAAAAGAAAAAGGAAATACTCGGATTTATAGATTTATATTTAAAATACCAGGATAGAGCACTAAAACAATGTAGAGATTGTGCAAATGATATGGGATTATCAATATCTTCCAGATGCAAACTTGTTATGCCCCAAACGAAGGAACCTCCAAAAGAAAATAAATTTGCAAAATTCCTGGTGACAAATAAATGATTGATAGAGTTACTGAATACGCAAAGAAAACAATTGATGAAGGAATAATGGGAGAGTTACATATACTGGCATGTAAAAGACATTTAGAAGACTTAAAAAGACAAGGAACAAAAGATTTTCCATATATTTGGAATGCTGAAAATTCAGAAAGAATATTAAATTATGCAGAAACCCTAACAATTGCAGAAGGTTTCGAATTAAAACCTGTAAAATTATTAGGATCTCAAATCTTCGATTTAGGTTGTCCATTCGGTTGGTTAAAACAAGAAAATGGGAAAAGAAGATTTAGAAGGTCTTATGAATCAATGGCTAGACAGAATGGAAAATCCTTTAAAAATGGTATTAGAGGAACTTATATTGCAAATTTTAGTGGCTATAATTTTGGTAAACTTTTTACTGTAGCAACAAAAAAAAGACAAGCTAGAATTGCTTGGGAGGAAATGGCAAAATTCATAAAAACTGATGCTGATTTACAAGAGCTATTTGAAATAAAAGATTATAAATCTCTAATATTGGCAAAAGATACAGAATCTACAATTGAAGCATTATCAAAAGAAAGTGGATTAGATGATGGATTTAGAGCAATATTTGCGTCTATTGATGAGTATCATCAACATCCGAATGCTAAAATTTATAAAGCAATATACAATGGAACAAAAGCATTATTAGAAACATTAATAAGTATTATAACAACAAGGGGAGATAATCTAAACAGTGCTTGTTACGAAATGGATCAATATTGTATAAATATTTTAAAAGGAATAGTAACAGCAGAAGATTTTTTTGTTGACATATATGCACTAAATGAAAAAGATGATATTTTTAATCCTAAAAATTTAATAAAAGCTAATCCGTTTCTTGCATCAACCAAACAAGGTTTAGAAACTTTAATTACAGATATGCAAACGGCAAGAGACATGGGTGGAAATGAATTAAGAGACTTTATGACGAAGTCTCTTAATTTATGGGTAAAAAACACAGATGACCAATTTATGAATCCAGATAAGTGGAAAAAATGTGAGTCTAATTTAGAATTGCAAGACTTAATGGAAAAAAAGTGTTATGTAGGTTTAGATTTATCACATGGTGGTGATTTAACAACTATTGCATTGGAAATACCATTAGAAAATGGAGAGTTTTTTGAATTTTCACATTCCTTTATGCCTAGAGCAAGATTACAAGAACATATTGTAACAGATATCGCACCGTATGATGTGTGGGAACAACAAGAACTTATAACAGTTACAGGAGGTCAAGATACCTATAAAAATGATTATAAGTTTATTATTAAATATCTTAAAGATATTATAGAAAATTATGATTTAAAAGTACAAGCAATTGGATATGACCCACATAATGCAGATGGCTTTTTAGATGATTTGGAAATTTTCGGTGTGCCACTTTTAGAAATAAAACAATCTGCAAGATTTCTAAATGATGGGACAGAAGATATGCAATTAAATATTGAATCTGGAAAAATAAAATATAACAAAAAAGAAGAGCTATTAAGTTATAGTGTTTCAAACGCAAAAATTGTAAGAAATAGCTTCGGCGAGAAAAAAGTAGATAAAGAGCCAAATAAAAGAACAAAAAGAATAGATCCAGTTGATGCAATGATAAATGCACATATTACACAGATGAAATTTAATGAAAAAGAGCCTGTTGATTACAACAAAGAGATGTCTGAGTATTTAGAAGCGGATTGGTAATTTAGAAAATTGGTAATTTAGAAAGGGGTGAAAAAATGAAATTAAGAGAAAGAATTAAAACTGCTTTCAATATATTAACCAACAAAGAAAGTAAATATAATGAAATGCAGAAACTAATAGATTTTTTAGGGTTAAAGGGAACAAAAGAAAAAGCCTTATCTGAGGCTACATATTTTGCTTGTTTAAAAGTTCTAAGTGAATCTGTTGGAAAATTACCGTTAAAACTATTACAACATAGAGACAATAATGGTGTTATAAATGCCAGAGGACATCCAATGTACAGAATTGTGCATGATAGACCTAATCCATACATGACATCTACGGCTTTTTGGTCTACTGTAGAGCAAAATCGAAATCATTTTGGAAATGCTTATGTATTAATAAAAGGCGCTGGCAGTAAAATGACATTATGGATTTTACCATCAGATGAAGTTGAAGTTTGGTATGATGATCAAAAGATTCTAAGTGACATACCAGACATTTATTATATATACGCACATGGCGGAAAGTTATATCAGTTTGGATCTGAACAAATATTACATTTTAAGACATCCAATACATTTGATGGAATAAAAGGAATAGCAGTACGAGAACAATTAAAAATGACAATAGATGGCAATATTAAATCTCAAAAAATGCTGAATAATATGTATAAAAGTGGTTTTACAGCAAAAGCTGTTGTTCAATATACGAGCGAGTTATCTGATAAGAATTTAGAAAAATTTAAAAGTAAACTTGAAAAGTTTGCAGGAAGTGATTTAGATGATAAAGAAACTAAAAATATTATTCCGATTCCAATAGGTACACAATTAACCCCACTAAATATAAAATTAGCGGACAATCAGTTTGTAGATGTAAAAAAATATAGTGCATTACAAATAGCATCTGCATTTGGAATAAAACCGAATCAAATTGGAGACTATGAAAAATCGAGCTATGCAAGTGCAGAAGCACAACAACTTAGTTTTTATGTTGACACATTATTATACATAATAAAACAGTATGAGGAAGAGCTAAATTATAAATTACTAACAAGTGAAGAAATTACAAATGGATACTACTTTAAGTTTAATGTAGCAGTAATATTAAGAGCTGATTTAAAGACACAAGTGGATACGCTGTGCCAAGCAATATCAAATTTCTTATATACACCAAACGAGGCAAGAGCATTATTAGATATGGAAGCCAAGGAAGGTGGAGATCAATTGTTGGGAAATGGTGCAAGTATACCTGTACAATTAGCAGGTACACAATACATAAAAGATGATGGAAAGGAAGGTGAAAAGGATTGGATAAAGAAAACGATAGAAGAGACAATGACAAAGTTGTTGAAAACGGCGTGATTTGTAAATCTGCAAGTTTAGAAAATCAAGAAGTAACAGACAATGACTTAAAAAAAATAAATAAATTTACATTATCTCCATTAAAATCTGAGGAAGTTTTTGCTTTTAAGTTAGTAATGGGAGATAACGAGTTAGATGATAGAAATTATGAGCCATTCAATTTAAATGCGTTAAAAGATTTGCAAAAGCTATACATTGGAAAAACAATGATAAAGGATCATAACAGAGCAGCTGACAATCAAATAGCTAGAGTGTATGATACAGAACTTGTTCAAGATGGAAGCAAAATGACTGGAGCAGGGGAGGTATATACAAAATTAGTTGCAAAATGCTATATGGTAAAAACAGAAAAAAATGCAGATTTAATTACTGAAATAAAAGCAGGAATTAAGAAAGAGGTATCAACTAGTTGCAGAGCAAAACATGCCTATTGTTCAATTTGTGGTGTAGATAATATGAAAAACTATTGTTCTCATTATTGGGGAAAAGAATATGAAACTGTAAATGGAAAAAAAATATGTTATTTTACACTAGATGGAGCGATAGAAGCATATGAAGTATCATTTGTAGCTGTTCCAGCGCAACCAAGAGCGGGAACAACAAAACACTATAGAGGAACTGAATTGGCAGTTCAAAAAGAAAAAAATAATAATGAAGAAGCGGAAATCAATTTAAAAATTGATAATCTTGCTTCTTTTTTGTTTATAGAAAAAGAAAAAAATGGAGGTAATGAAGATGAATAAAAGAATGAGAGAAATATTAGCAAAAATTGAAGCTAAACAAGCTTTAGCTAAGGGATATATGGAAGGCGAGAACAAAGATGTTGAAAAAGCAAAAGCCATACTAGATGAAATTAAAACATTAAAAGAAGAATATGAAGTAGAAAAAAATATTTTTGAAACAGAAAAAGAGACTAATAAATTAAGCGAAGAAGAAACGAAAGAAATTTCTAAAAAGATTGAAAATAAAAAGGGTGAAAAAGAAGATGAAGATTCAACAAAATCAGTTGCGAAGGTAATTAGAGGATTTATAAAAGGAAAAGGATTAGTCGAAAGTGTTGATGAAGATGGAGGATATACAGTACCACAAGATGTATCTACAAAAATAGAAAAATATAAAGATGTTGATTACAGTTTACTTGAAGATATTGATGTAGTAACAGTTAAAACTAATAAAGGTTCAAGAACATTTCAAAAAAAAGGTGAAGTAGATACATTTGTTGATATAGATGAAAATGGAGAAATAACAAATGAAATAGAAGCTCCAAAATTTGAAAGATTACCATATGCTATCCAAGATAGAGCAGGATTTATGCCAGTTTCAAACGATTTAGTAGAAGATTCTGATTCAGACATATTAGCAGTTGTAATAGAATGGTTAGGAAAAGCAAATATTGCTACAACAAACAAAAAAGTTTTAGAAAAAGTTGCAGAAAAAGTAAAAACTGATTTTAAGAATTTAGATGGAATAAAAAAAGCTTTGAATGTAACTTTAGGACAAACATATAAAGATGGGTCAAAAATATACACAAATGATGACGGATTAAATTATCTTGATACATTAAAAGATAAAAATGATAGACCATTATTAAATCCAGATCCAACAGATTCTGCAAAAATGCAATTAAGATGTGGAACAACAGTATTACCTGTAAAAGTATTACCTAATAAAATATTCAAATCAGATGAAGGTAAAATGCCATTTATAGTTGGAAATTTATATGATTACATTAGAAAATATGATAGAAAATCAATGACAATATTAGCTTCTAATGTTGCTAATATAGGTAATTTTAATGCATTTGCAAAAAACATGACATTATTAAGAGCCATTGTTAGAGATGATTATGTTATAAAAGATAAAGATTCAATAGTATACGGTTACATTACATCGAATGATGTTGTTTAGAATAGGAGGTATTTAAAAAATGAGCGATTTAAACAAACTAGCAAAACAATGTTTAGGAATAGTAGAAACTGCAACTTTAAAAGATGATGAAATAAATATGCTTATAAGCTCTGCAAAAACTGATATGAAAAGAGTAGATATAGATGTTGAAAATAATATTAATGATAATTTAGTTATAAATACAATAATGCTATATGTTAAAGCTCATTTTGGAGATACTGATATAAATAAAAGAAATGAATATCTTACAAGGTATATATCTAATATAAGAGCTTTAAAAGAATCTGAAGAATACAGAATTGGAGATGATAGCGATGCATGATGTAAGTTGTGTATTGCTATCTAAAAATTATAAAAAAGATGAAAATGGCAATATACTAAAAGATAAAAATGGAAGAGAAAGTTTTGAAATTATTGAACAGGAAATTCCAATAATACAAACTGAAAAGGTTTGGAAAAATGAATTTTATAAGGCTAGCCAATTAAATTTAAAGCCATCAATTCGAATAAAAATAAGTAGTTTGAATTATTCTAATCAAGAAGAGCTTAAATATATGGGAAAACATTATACTGTAATTAGAGTTGATGGAGATAATGACGATGAAGTCATACTAGTTTGTGAAAGGAAATCTAATAATGTCAAATACTAACAAAGTGGCAGTTGAGAATATAGAAAAAGAAATAATGAAATATTTACAAGAATGTAAGGAGAATATAGAAGATGAAGTAAAAGAAATAGCTGATGAAACAACAAAAGAAGCATGTAAAGAGTTAAAACAAATATCTCCAAAAGCTTCTAAATCTGTATATTTAAGAAAGAGTAATTCAAAGTTCGGAGTTGGCGAAAAAAACTTTCAGATACCAGGAGAGTATGCAAGTTCTTGGACTACAGCTAAAAGAACCAGTAAATGGGCTAAAGATAAATATTCTAAAGTAGTATACAACAAACAATATTACAGACTAACACATTTGTTAGAATTTGGGCATGCAAACAGAGACGGTTCCAGAACACAACCAATTCTGCACATAAGAAAAACAGAAGAAAAATACAAAGAAAAGTTTAAGCAAAAATTAGAAACAAAAATAACAAAAATAAGGAGGGGAATATGACTTGGGAAGAGTTAGAAAATAGAATAGATAAGTTTTATTTAGATGAAGAAAATAAAGTAAAGATACCGTATTCGCACTATGATTTTGACAGACCAGTAGAACCTCCACATCTAATGTCTACGGAAGTTGATACAGATAATTTTATAGCAGACAATAATGTATATTTTGAAAAATGTAATGCTAGATTAGAATTAACAACAGATACTAGAGCAAAAATATTAGAAAAAAGAATAGAAAAAGAAATTTTGCACGATATAGTGTGGAAACGAATTATAACTTATATTCAAGCCGAAAGAGTTTGGAATGTAAGTTATTTTTTTGAAATTTTATAATGAAAGAGAGGAAAAAATATGAACAAAGTAAAATTTGGACTTAGCAATGTACATATTGCAAAAATAACAGAAAAAGATGGTGAGATAACTTATGGAACACCATTTAAAATGCCAGGAGCTAAAAGTTTAACTGCAGACCCAGAAGGAGATATTACTAAATTTTATGCAGATAATATTGTGTATTATATATCAAATTCAAATCAAGGATACAGTGGAGATTTAGAAGTTGCAATGCTAGTGGAAGAATTTTTAACACAAATATTGGGACAAACTAAAGATAAAAACGGAGCCCTATTTGAGAATGCAGATGATATTAATGCAAGATTTGCATTAATGGGGGAAATTGAGGGAGATGAAAAGAAGAGAAGATTTGTATATTTTGACTGTACTGCAACAAGACCAACAGCAGAAATGAGTACAAAAGAAGATTCAACTGAACCACAAACAGATAAAGTGTCAATTACGATGTCTCCTAGAACTACAGATAAAGCAATTAAAGCCGTAATAGAGCCAAGTGAAACTAATCAAGCAGTTTACGATACATTCTTTACAAAAGTATATGAAAAAGATGCAAAAGCTAATGTTTAAAAAGGGTGATTAAAATGAAAACAATAAAAATTGGTAATAAAGAATATAAGTATGATTGTAATGCTTATACATATATTCTATTTAAAAAAGTATTTATAGATCAATTTTTGATGATTTAAGGGTATTGCAGGAATATTTAATAAAACAAGCAATAATACTAAATGATATAAAACAGAAAGTACCTAATATTACAGAAAAAGAGCTAGAAAGTAATATAACTAGACTTATGATGGAAGACAATATAGAAAAATTTGTAGAATCTGCTACAAGAATTGTATACATACTTATAAAAGAATATAACGATATTGATGAATATGAAGATTGGTTAAGAACTGTACCACCACTAAAAATAAATGACGATTGGATTGTAGAGGTAGCGGAATTTGCCGTAAATTGCTTTTGTTGACCGAGATTTATCAAAGGAATTAGAAAAAATAAATTCTAATGATAACACTGTTGAAGATAAATTCCCAGAGCATACATTTTTAGCGTGGTGTGCGAAGAATGGAATAGGTATAGAATATTTAAAAAATTTTACATATGTAGATATAATGAAGATGCTAATTTCTTTTATAGATATAAACAATAAAAAAACAAATAAGAATGGTGTTAGAAAAGCAACACAAAGTGATATAGATAAATTATTAGGATAGAGGTTATAAAAGCCTCTATTTCTAATATAGAAAGGAAATAATATGGCTGGAAGCATAAAAGGAATTTTAGTTGAAATAGGTGGAGATACATCAGGTTTGCAAAAGGCATTAAAAAAAGTTAATTCCGAAACATCTGGTTTGAGCAAGGAATTAAAAGGCATTAACTCTTTACTTAAGCTAGATCCTAAAAATACAGAGCTATTAGCACAAAAGATACCGTATTAACTGGGAATATTAAAGAAACAGAGGAAAAACTAAAACTACTAAAACAAGCACAAAAAGAAGCAGATGAAACAATTAAAAATGGTGGAGAAATATCACAAGAAAATTATAGAAATTTGCAAAGAGAAATTGTTAACACACAAAAGAAACTTGAAAATTTAAATGAAGAATATAATAATTTTAAGACAGAAAATTCAAAATTTACTAAAGTGGGAAAAACATTACAAGACTTTGGAAAAAAAGTTGATTCAACATCTGAAAAAATAAATAAAATAGGAACTGATGTTACAGCAAAAGCAACAACAGGAATTGTTGGAATAGCAACAGCGGCAGTTACTGCAGGTGCAAGTTTAGAGTCTGCCGTAGATAAGTACATAGCTAAAGCTGGAAAATCTGTAGAAGAAACAGAAAAGTATAAAAAAGTGTTAACAGATATAAACGATGCAAATTTTGGGGAAGGATATGAAGATATAGCAAATTCAATGGCAATTGTTGAACAACAAATGCGAGGATTAGACGATGCAGCAGACTTAGAAAATATAACTAAAAAAGCATATTATTTGAAAGACGCATTTGATGCAGAAATTAACGAAAGTGTCAGAGCTGCTAAAATGTTAATGGAGCAATGGGGAATGTCCGCAGATGAAGCATTTGAATTAATAAACCAAGGCTATCAAAAAGGATTAGATAAAAATGGAGATTTGCTAGACTCAATAAATGAATATTCTGTACATTTCAGACAAATAGGATTAAGTGCAACCGATATGTTTAATACATTTAGCTTAGGTGCAGAATCTGGAGCCTTTTCTATTGACAAGGTCGGAGATGCAATAAAAGAAATGGGAATAAGACTAAAAGATGGCACTGCAACAGATACGTTAAAATCGATGAAATTAAATGCAAATGAACTTGAAAAAGCATTCGCAGAAGGTGGTGAAAAAGGATCCTGGGCATTTGGGGAAATTGTAAAAGGATTGCAAAATATAAAAGATCCGTTAAAACAAAATCAAGCTGGTGTGACAATATTTGGAACAATGTGGGAAGATTTAGGAAAAGATGCTGTTTTTTCGATGACATCATATGGTGAAGCGTTTGATGAAACTGCTAATACAATGTCGTCTTCAATGGATAAAATGTATAATAATACAAAAAGTAGTGCAGAAAGCTCAATCAAAAGGATAAAGACGATTTCTGCAAATTTAGGAACAAAATTATTACCTGTTGTGAACAAAGTATTAGATAAAGTAGAAGTATTTATAAATAAATTAGATAATTTATCTGATTCAGAAAAAGATAATATAATTAACATAGGATTATTAGTGGCAGGTGTAGGACCACTTATAAAAATAGTTGGAACTGCAGGAACTGTAATTGGGACAACAAGCAAAGGAATTGGAATATTTTCACAGGCTCTGAGTGTTGCAAAGAATAATAGCACATCTACAAGCAAAAGTGTAAATTCACTAGCTGGATTTTTAAAGGGGATTGTAAGTCCAGCAGGACTAGCAACTATAGCAATTGGAGCGTTAGCTGCTGCAGCTGTTTATTATAACGAAAAAACATTTCAATCATCAAAAGCTGCAAAAGAGTATGCAGATTCTGTAGCACAAGAAAAAAAAGCAATTGAGGATACCTTTAAGAGCATAGAAGAAAATGCTTCGGTAGAATTAAATCACCTTGATAGAATTTCTAAAATGAAGGATGAACTTGCAAATCTTGTTGATGAAAATGGAAAAGTAAAAGATGGATATGAAACTAGAGTTAAATTTATTTTAGGAGAATTAAACGAAGCTCTTGGTACAGAATATAAAATGAATGGAAATATAATTGAAAGCTATAAAGAATTGCAAAATAATGTTGATAAATTGGTTGCAAAGCAAAAAGCCAAAATATATTTGCAAATTAACGAAGAAAAATACCAAGAAGTAGTCAAAAAACAAAATGAAGCATTGGTTGAACAAAATACAGCATATCACAAATTAGAAGATGCAGCCAAAAAATATGGTTATAATGTTGAAGAGGTCTCAAATAAAATTGAAGAGAATAAAAATAAAATTAAAGAATTAACAGAAGCTAAGGAATGGTCTACAGAAGCAGGAAAAGTAAGAATGCAAACAGAAATAAATGAATTAAAGAATCAAAATGGAGAGCTCGAAAGTCTAAATAATGCTTATAAGGAGCGAACTGATATAGTCAGAAATTTTGCAGATATTGAAAAACAGTATAATGAAAACCAAAAAGCTTATGCTGAGGAAAGATATGACGATATAATTAAATATCAAACTTTAACAAAAAATTACAGTGATTCTACTTTGCAGGATATAACCAATAATTTAAAAAGTGTAGGACAAGAATATGCTGACTATTCAAGAAGTGCTAGCACAGCCGATTTGGAAAGAGCGCAAACATTGAAAGATACTGCAGAAAAAAACATACAAACATTGGCTGATGAATTAGTGAAGAAAACAGGAATTATAAATGGAGAATTAGGACAACAGGAAACAGAAGCTTGGAAAACATTAGCGGCAACTAATTACGATGTATATGAAGCTGAACTTTGTAAAATGGCACCTGAAATGGCAAAAAGTATACAAGATGCAACTGGTGTGATTGTAAAAGAAACACCATACGCAGTAAACCAAGCTCAATCAATGAGCCAACAAATAATTGAAAAATTAGATAAAAGCCCTGAATTTAGAGCAAAGGCAGTATCTAATTTACAAGGATTGTTGAATGGAATGTCTGACGAGAATTTAAGAAATTTATTAAATCAAGCTGGTGTTCAAGATGTAGAGAAGGTAATGGAAGGTATAAGAAAAGGAAATTTAGCAGAAAATGAAGGAATAAATATACTAAAAAGCTTAAATACAGGGTTACAAAGTTCTTCTTTTACAGGTACATTATTTGCAACGGCTAAAAGAGTTGCAGAATCAATTTCCAGTGGATTAGAAATAAAACCAAAAGTATCTGTATTTAGTTTAATACCTAAATTGCCAGGACACAAAGATGGGCTTGATTATGTTCCAAAAGATAACTATGTAGCAAGATTGCACAAAGGGGAAAGAGTATTAACTGCTAAGGAAAATAAAGAATATACAAAAATGTTAGAAAACATAAAATTACCTAACTATTCAAGATTGCAAAGCAACTTAACTTCAAAAATGATGAATACAACAAATACTAAAAACTCGTATAACATAGAGCTAAAATTTTACCCACAAAAAATGACAGAAACAGAACTTAACAGTGCATTTAAATATTTAAATAGAAAACTTGGTAAACTATATTAATGTCGAAATATGTCGAAAAATATTTCTTGAAATAATTTATAATTATGTATAGAATTGTTTCAAGGAGGGGATCTTGTGTTTTTTGAAAGAATAAATATAAAACTAAATGATTCAAAAATAAAAGAAAATATGATGCAATTGGAAAGAAATATTAGATATGGAGGAAAAATTGAATTAGTATATTATAACAACAAGCCTTGTTTTAACATATATATTTCAAAAACAAAAAAAATAAATGAAAAAACAGCGCATAAATTACAAAAAGAACAAAATAGTAAATATATTTATGTTGATTGTATAAAAAATGAGTTAGCAGAAAAAATATTTAAACTATATAATAATAAAGAAATAACAAAGTATTATTTAACAATAAACAATAATGGAAATAATGTAGAGTGTATAATTGCATTTCACAAAGATAATACAAAGGGCAAGGATGAGACGCCAATAAAATATTATAATAAATGGTGGATAATTATAGGTATAAGTATAGGGATAATTATACTTGCTAGCATTGTAAGTTATACGAGAAGCCTTTTAGCAAATAATAGTAATGTAATTTCTGTAAAGAATGAACAAAAAGAGAATACATACGAAATCACGAATGATTACAATGGAACATATAAATTTATTATCAATGAAGGAAGTAAAATTACAGTAGGAGCTATAAATATCAATGGAGGAAATGTAAGAGTTAAATTCAATAGTATAGATAGCGATTATGCATCAAAGACATATAATGGATTTTGCGGATTAAATAAAGATGATAACTCTACTTTTTATATTACTATAATGAATAGCGCTCATGAAAGAATACGTGAATTTAAATGTGAAAAATCTGATAAAAATCTGATATGTAATTCTATGACAGGAACATCTTACCGAAAAATGGAATTAATATATGTAAATGATGATAAAAATATTGAAAACATATATAACGAAACTTTAAATCAAGAGAAAGAAAAAAAAGAAGAAGAAGAAAAGATAAGAAAAGAAAAAGAAGAACAAGAATTTAAAGCAAGTTGTAAAATGTTTACATTTGAGCAAATAGCAAGAAACCCTGATAAATTTAAAGGAACTAATGTAAAAATAATTGGAGAAGTTGTTCAAGTGTTATATGGGAGTAATTCAGTAGATTTAAGAGTAAATATAACAAAAAAAGGTTCATATTCGACATATTATACAGATACAGTTTATGTTACATATTATACTAAACCTAATGAAGATAAAATATTAGATAATGATATAATAACCATATATGGAACTGCACAGGGAGATTGCTCTTATACATCTATAATGGGAGCTAAAGTTATATTACCTAAAATAGATGCAAATTTTATTGAAATTAATAAGTAAAAAAAAGAGAAAGTCTTGAATTTTCAAGGCTTTTTCTTTTACCCAAAAATAATTTAAAAAAATTTAAAATATCTCTTGACTTTTGTGGGAACATATAATATTATTTATGTGTGAACAAAAGTGAGGTGAGAAAAATAGAAAATAAAAAGATGGGTAGACCTACAAATAATCCAAAAAACGAGGAATTAAAAGTAAGAATATCAAAAGAAGATAAAGAAAAATTAGAATATTGTATCAATCATAGTAATAAAAGTAAATCAGAAATAGTTAGAAATGGAATAGATATGGTCTATAATAACTTAAAAAAATAGAGATAATCTGCTGAATGTTTTGGCGAACGTAACAGATTATCTCACGAATAAGAACTTTAGCTCTTACAAATATATTGTATCACAGTAAGGGCTGAAATTCAAGATGAATGGAGGTCTTTTTTTATGGGATTAATAGAAAGTATAATAACAGGATTATTTATAATTACATTATTAGCATTATATACAATTATAGGATTTATCGGATTAATGTTTATACAACTAATAAGCTATAGAGTATTTAAGTTTAATATTTACAAAAAAATACTTAGAAAGTTTATGGAGGTGTAAACATATGGAATTAAAAGATAGAATCAAAAATTATTATAAAAGTGAAAAAGTAAAAGTGGATGATGAATTTGTTAGTGGAGTAATAGCAGATAAAGATAGAGCTAATAAATTGATAAAATTTTTCGAACCAATTGAAGTAAAAGCAATGAATTATATTTACGGCAAAGATGAAAACAATAAATATTTTACAGAATATGAGCTTGAAAGTGTATCAAAAGTAAATTTATTTGATAAAAATGTTGTTAATCTATGTAAAATAATTTGGGATAACAGAAATGATACCGAAAGATTAGAAAAATTCATAAAACAATTAAAATCAAAACAGAAATTATTATTTAATGAGAATCAAGCGTAAAAAGCTTTTTCTAAAAATTAAAAGGGGATAATTTAATAAAAGAAAGAGGTAATTGATATGAATAATAAATTAGAATTAGTAAAATCAAGTAAATTTGGAGAAGTAGAATGTGATATCTACTCAAATGAAAAAGAAATGTTTATGACAAGTACACAATTAGGAGAATGTTTAGGTTACAACAATCCTAGAAAATCTATAAGTAATTTAGTAAATAGATTTGAATACTTAAAAGAAAAGGATTTTTCAGGTGTCATCAAATTGAGGACTCCTTCAGGAGAACAAGAAACAAGAGTATTCACAGAAGATGGAATATATGAAGTAACAATGCTAGCAAAAACAGAAAAAGCGAAAGAGTTTAGAGCATTTATAAGAAAATTACTTAAGTCTTTGAGAAGAGGTGAAAATAAATTAATTAAAACATCAGAATATCAAAAATTAACAGCAGAAGCAAAATTAAATAATTCTAGAGCAAGAATGGCAAGTATATTGATGAAACTAGCAGACAAGACAGATATAAAAGAGTATAAACAAGTATGTTGTTCTTATGCAAGTACAATTATAGCTGGAAAGCCATTATTACCATTACCAGAGGTTAACAAGAAAACATATTCAGCAACAGATATAGCTAATATATTGGGTGTAACAGCAAATAAAATAGGAATATTAGCTAATAGAAATAATCTAAAAACCAAACAATACGGAAAAATGTTTTATGATAAGTCAAGATATTCAAATAAAGAAGTAGAAACATTTAGATATTATGATGAAGCAATTCCAAAATTCAAGGAATTATTAAGTTTATAAAAAATTAAATAATTAAAGCGTCAGAATGGATTTCCTGACGCTTTAATAAATGTGAGGAGGTGATATATTGGTAAGAGAATTTAATTTGATAAATGAAAAAGGGCAAAAATACTCATTAATGAATATAAATGAGTATTGTTTATTAACAGAAATTACAGGATTAGGATTTAGTTATAATACAGAATATAGTAAAATAGAAAATACATATACAAATAACATTAGAGAATTAGAACAAGGGCAACCTAGTGGAATTGCAAATTTTTCAAATTATGATAATTATGAAAAATTTGTTAACTTTATAATCAATTCAGAAAGATTAAAATTAGAATATAAGATTCCTAAAAAAGATAAAGTAAATACATATTTTAGAGATATAGAAATACAAAATTTAGAAAAAACAGAGATACAGACAACAGGAGTAATATCAGAGCCAATTGCATTTGCGTGTCTATCATTGTGGTATGAAGAGAACAAATATATTTATACTGTTGAAGAAATAACTGATGAGTTGCGATGGGATTTTGAGTGGGATGCAAGATTTACTGATTATGAAAATAGAAGTGTAACATTTGAAAATAAAGGGCATGTAAAAGCACCGTTTTTATTAGAAATGGGAGGATATATTCTAAATCCGTGTATATCTGTATATGTAAATAAAGAAAAGGTAAATGAACTAAAATTAGATATAACTATAAATGAAAATGAAAAGTTAATATATTCACGAAAGATAATGAGTTATTATTATGCAAACAACTGAAAGATGGTACAATGCAAAATTTATTTAACAGTTTAGACTTAAATAATATTAATTTTTTTAAATTACCCAAACGGAGTTTGTGAAGTAAAATTAAATGCTGACAATGAAATATTAAATTCAAGGTTAACTATATATGTTGAATATATTGCAGTTTAAAGGGAGGTAAAAAGATGCTAAGAGGACATGTATTTAAATTTCAAACATTCGCGAATGAAGCCTTTGCACATTTTATAAACACATTTTTACAAGGAAACATGGGTGTAACAAAAGGTTGCGAATTAAGTAATACAATTGATTCTGCTACGATTGGAGCAGGATATTTTTGTGTTATGGGAAGATTTTTAGAAATAATAGGCAACGAGACAATCGAAGACATAACGAATACAGGATACTACAATCTAGTTTGTGAAATTGATTTATCAAAAACAAATACAAAATCAGAATTAAATCAAGCAACAATTAAAGTTGTACGAAACACTAGTGGATATGGTAATTTAACAAAAGAAGATTTATTTGAAGGCGGAAGTATATATCAATACGAATTTGCTAGATTTAGAGTTGCAGAAGCAGGAATAACAGATTTTGAAGATAGAAGAACATTTTTAAATTTAGAAAGTTTATATAGTTTAATTAATAATAACTTTAATGAATTATTTATTCAAAAAAATCAAGAAGCGGAAAATTTATTAGAAGAAATAAGACAAGAATTAGCTAGTATTGTAGATGGTAGTGCTTATTTATTAAAAAAGGGAGGAACAATAGATGGCGATTTACAAATTAAAGGAAAAGTTAAAACGGATTTTTTAGAAGATTCAAACGGAAATGCATATATCAATAGTGCAAATATCGAATCTGTAAAAGGAAATGTTACTTTATTAAAGGGGCAACGGGAATGTTGATGTTTCTTATCCTGTTGGGTTTAACAAAAACAATTGTATAGTTATATCAACTTCGATAACTGGAATATTTAGTGCAGACTCATATTATAGCTGTGCTGGGCACATGCTAGAAACAAGACTACTTGACGATAAAATTTCTTTAATCTGTGCGACAGAAAGTGGTGTAGGCTCAAGTAAAATGGTTACAATAACAGCATATTTAATGAAAGTGAGCTAGAATTATGGAACTTTATGTAGTAGATAATAAAACACTAGACATAATATCTGTTTGTAATGTATGTGATTATAATTTAAATTTAGACGAAGAAACAAACGGAATAAGTGAATTTGTATTACCAAATTTAAATAATATAAAAAAAGGGTGTTATTTAGTATTAAACGGACTATATAAGCAGTTTTTATTTGTAGTAGATGAAGATATAGCAATCAATAAGAATGAGACTTGTGTGACAGTTCCAGCCTTAGATATATCCAATATTTTTGATAGAAAAGTAATATTAAAAGATAAAGAAAAAATGCAAGAAAAAGGAATTGAAAATTTTATAGCAGATACAATCTTAGAAAACTTTGTAAATACGAATGATACAATATTAAATTTAGATTACATAGATGTGTATATACATAGTAATACAAAATCTTCTGTTGCCATAGACGAAGACAATGGATTATATAACTTCCACACTTTCTTAATTAATTGCAGACAATACAAAGATATATACACAGAGTTTTCTATAATAAATAAAAGATTAAAAATCGATGTAGGTTATAAGCTAGAAGAAACGATGCTAATAGATGCAACACTTCCAGAAGTTACAAATTACAACAAAATTTATGAAGTTGATCCAGTAACAAAAGTAGAAGCATATATAAGAGCAGATTCTTCAACTTATTGTTTATATTTAACAGCGGATAGAGCCACAACAACAGACAAAGATAATCCAAATAGAATCTTTGGAAGAATAGAAACAATCAGCTGTGACACATTAGAAAATGCAAAAGAAGAAGCTTTAAACACAATAAAAGCAAATACATATAAACATTTAGTAGAATTTAGTATAGCAAAAACTTCTAAGCTTATAGATGTTTCTAAATTATATTTAGGAAGACGAATAAAGATAAAGACAGAAGATAGCATATACGATAGTTATATAAGTGCAATAACAATAACAGACGAAAATTTTATATCTTTTAAAACTGGAAATTTAAGAATTGATTTTACTGATAAACAAAGACAACAAAAAAGAGATGGAACTGTAGGAAACAAAATTGATAAAACTGGAGGAACTATAACAGGTAACTTAGTTGTAACAGGGAAAATCAAAAACGCACAAGGAGATGCAATTGGAGGAAAAGTTTTATATAACAACGATAACGGAACTACTGGCACAGTTACATTAGAAGAATCGGCAGCTAATTTTAATTGTATAGAAATATTCTATAAATCGCGATACGGTGAACGAAATACTGTAAAAATATATGATCCCGAAGGGAAAAATGCTAATTTATCTATGTTTCGTGTATTTCCCCGAAGTGGCACATGTGTTGCAATATCTAGACTTGTATCTATAAGCGGAACATCTATATATACAAAAGGAGCTAATAACGATGACTATTTTGGTGAGTGGTGGAGCTACGATAATCATATTGCAAACGAAAATAATATATACATATTAAGAGTGATTGGTTTCAGATAGGAGGTTCAAAATGCAAAATAATATCTATATTGATACAGAAACAAGAAATATAAAATCCAGAGAACGTAATTTTCTGGGAATTGCTGGAGAGCATGAAATAGAGCAGATAGTATTTAAACTATCTGCTTTCATTATTGGTGAGGCAATATTAGAAATACAAAAATATAACAAAGAGAATAAACTAGAAAAATATTTTATAAGTTTAGAAAGACAAGAAGAAAGTTATATTTTTAACGTTAAGAATAGTTTATTAGATGTAGCAAAGCCAATAAAAATGCAGTTGCATATAACAACTGCTAATGAAGAAGTTTTTAAATCCAAAATTTTTGAAATGCAAGTCTACGAAGCTATAGATGCAACAGAAACAGTTCCAGAGCAATATGAGGAGTGGATAGATGTTGCAAATTCTGCAATAGCCAAGATGAGCGAACTAGAGCAAACAATTTCTAAAAACGAAGAGCAACGACAAAAAGCCGAAACAAGCCGAGACAATTCTGAAAAAACACGAAATGAATCCGAGAAAGATAGACTACAGAAAGAAGAAGAAAGACAAAAAGCAGAGCAAGAAAGAATAGAAAAAGAAAAAACACGAATAAAAAATGAATCCGATAGAATTATAAATGAAAATAGCAGAATTGAAGCAGAAAAAAACAGAAAGAGCGCAGAAGAGAACAGAACAGAAAATGAAGCAAAAAGGGCAGAAAGCGAAGAAAAAAGAGCACAAGCAGAAGAAAACAGAGCTGAAGAGACAAAAAATGCGATTGCAGAAATAAAGAATTTAAATGAGGATTACAAAGATTTAGCAGAAGAAAAAACAGCAGAGCTAAACGATATAGCCGAAGGTGTAAAAAATATGGCAACAGCAATACAACTACCGCAGTTTTATGTAGATAGGAAAATGAAATGTCACGGAGTTTATGCAACAAAGCTATCTAATGTGGATTTATATATAAAAAAAGGGAAATTTATGGAAGGAGTGAAGGAACTTGAATAATCAAAGTGAGGACAGAGTCTTAGGTTATGTAGGAACATATCCAGTGGGAGATTATAACGAGCAAACTGAATACGAATATTTAAATGTTGTAACACACAAAGGTTCTTCTTACGTTTGTATAAAAGAAGAAGGATGTATTGCCGTTGAGCCACCAAACGAAGAGTGCTGGCAATTATTTGCTGAAAAAGGAGACACAGGCGAAAAAGGTGAAAAAGGTGATCCTGGTGATAAAGGTGATACAGGTGATACAGGAGCAAAAGGAGACAAAGGTGAGCAAGGAATCCAAGGCGAAAAAGGGGACAAAGGAGATAAGGGAGATAAGCCTATAAAAGGAACAGACTATTTTACAGAAGAAGAAAAAACAGAATTTAAAAATGCAGTTGTAGCAGAAAGTAAGGAAGAAATAGAAAAAACAAAAAATGG